TTAACATAATATACATAATGCGCACTGATATAGGGGTTCCTGTGGACTTGCAATCACTAAGGCCAATCCAGCACAAGCCATTGAAATACTTGATAATCCAAGTCCGTTAAACTTTTTTCCTATGTTCTGCCATAGTGTCTGCGCTTCGTGCGTTTTTGCTTTATCCATCGCTAAGCCAATCAGAGCTTTTTCTTTGTCTTCGCCAATAGTTTCAGCAAGCATAAGTATCTGATTTTCATTGAGATAACTTCGACCTTTTCTTACTTCTGTGAGCATTTGAGGGCTTACACCTAGGTCATGAGCAATCTGCTTGTATTGAATGTAGTTCATTTGCTCTTTATAAGCATCAATGAGCTTGTTTGTGTACATTTCTGCTTTTCCTCTAATCACGCTATTGGACTGATTTTAGTCTTTTAGTACAGATTTTGCTGTGTTGACGGTACAGAAATATCTGTATTTAATCACTACAGAATTTACTGTATCAGACCGCCTTAGCTTTGGGCGTTTGCCCTTGACGCTTTCGCGCTTGGCTTTGGCGGTCACTCTCTCAACTAGTCAGGTGGTTGTAATGATCGTATTAGAAACTGAAGTTCAAAACGTTAATGTTAAAACGTTAACGCTCCGTCACTTCGCAGTGTCTCACGTTCCAGCTTTCAAACTTTGTTACATCACTACAACTGACATCTTTGAAGAAGTCGTCGTTCCTTTTAATCACTTTGGCTACTGCATTAGCACATTCGAAAACAACAAAGAGTCTTTTGGTTATCTCTCGGTTGGTGATTACGAGTTTCGCTTTGAATCTGACGAGCATGAAGTTCTCTGTCGTTTCTTAGGCATGACACCTTCAAAAGCGACGGCTTTAGAGGCTCAGTAATCATGAACGAAGCTCAAATCATCTATTACGACTTGCTGCCTGACTACACGGTTTCTGTGTTGGTCAAAGGCTGCGACGAATGGGATTTGCTTAAATCCATGTCTCATCTTGAGTCTTGGGCTTCGTCTCAGTTCGCTTCTTATGAGTTGGTGTCCATCACCAACACGACCGTTGAACAACGTATCAATTTGGGGGTGTTCGATGACTACTGCAACTAACATCCTTAAAAAGTTCGATGAGCAAAGCGTTCATATTGATTACCTGTGTTTTACGTTTGCTGTGAAAGACTTACGCCATTGTCATGATGCCGTTCGTCGATTGCACAAGCATGAAGAATACAAAGGCTTTGCCAAATCAGGACTGTTACAGCGTCACTGTCGAGCGCCTAAGTTCCCTGCTCCACCTGTGTTTAATCCGACGGTTGCTAAGACGTCTGAAGAAATTGAAGCGTACAACAAAGCCTTTGATATCTGTTACCGCAACTACTTGGAAGATTGTTTACGCATCTTCACCAATCAAGTGCTTGGTTTGTCGTTGTCTGCGCCTCGCGGCTTGGGTTTCCAGTTCTACACCGAATCCATGAAACTGACTTCGCCAGATGGTGAAGACTTCTGCGGCTTCGTTGGAATCGGCGGTAACAATGACACAGTGCATTTCCAAATCAACGGAACGGGATGCAAGCATGTATTTGCCCGTCGTCCTGCGTGGTCGCTACATGACTGGCTGACCAATGTTCTTGGTGTGCAAACTCTAGCTCGTGTTGACTTGGCCTATGACGATTACGACGGCATTTTTGATTGCGAATACGCTTACAAGGCGTGGCGTGACGACTGTTTCCGCACCGCAGAACGTGGTCGTGGTCCGGTGCTTCATGAAGACATGACCATTGCCAGTATCGGCAAAGATGGCAAACCGATTTACACCAAAGAACAATACTCGATTGGTTCGCGTACCTCGCGCATTTACTGGCGTATCTACAACAAAGCACTTGAGCAGAAACTCGCAAACACGGGTCTTGTCTGGTACCGCTCTGAAGTCGAGCTGAAAAAATGGAATGTTGATGTGTTGCTGAATCCAGCTGGCGCGTATGCCGCGCTCAATGATTTCGCAGCCTCGATTTCTACTGCAAAGAAATTCAATACCAAACCTGTCCCGACGAAACGCGCGGCGTTAGACCTGTTGGCCTCTGCGCACTGGATGCGCCGCCAGTACGGGAAAATTCTGAACTCTTTAATCGAATTCCATGAGGGTGACATTGAAACCGTGGTCGGTTCCCTTGTCCGTGATGGAACTAAATTCACCTTCCCCGATACCTACGGCAAGCTGGTGACTCACATATTGGAGACTTAACAAATGGCTAAATCCGTTTTTGTACTTGGCATGGATATCACTTGGAACTCAGCACGTGGCGACAGTGCTCAACTGAACGTGTCACGTCCTCTACGTGAAATCAACTCAGAGAAATTCAAACGCCGCACTATCGGTGAATCCGGTGATGTGAATCCCCAATGGGATCAACCTTTGATGATTGATCATGAATATGCCCTGCTTCTTGAGCGCACTGGTGCTCTCGTTCCTCGCCGCGAATACCAATTGCGCTTGGAGATTAATCCAGAAGACCCATTGGCAGGCGCTATCGTGACTGAGCTTATTCCAGTCGACCAAGAAATTAAGAAGCACTTTGAAGCTTCAATGAAACCCGTTCAAGGCTAAAAAATGTCTGTATGCGTCACCGTCGTTAACCAGTATGGCAATTTGAAAGCAACGAAAACGCCTGTTGCGGATTGCCAAGAATACGTGCTGATTTCGGCGGTGGACTACCAAGAATATAAGGAACCAGTCCTCTTCAACGGTGACTTGTTCCTGTATGTCAGTGGCGTGCTCTTGATCAACATGGTCGTTGGTCACTGGGTGGGTCGTGTTGTTCGCCTTATGAGTAAAAGGTAAATCTTATGAAAAAACTAGAACTTGTTGTAAATAACGTAAAACACGCAGTCGTAAACAAAAAGACCGCAGCTGGCGCTGCTCTTATGGCTGCGTCTGTCTCTCCGGCGTTCGCTGAAGTCGATATTACGGGCGCAATCAACTCTGCGGTATCCGGTGGTCAAGCTAACGTATCACTGGTTGTGGCGGGTCTGATTGGTATGGCTGCACTGGGCTTTGGTGTAACAATGGTTGTTGGCTTCTTGCGTCGCTAACGGTTCACCTCTATGCCTCCTTTATCGGGTAATTTACTTGGAGATGTTCTCGCTATCGTTCTAGGTGTTGCCTTTGCGGGGGCATTCCTCCACGGCTTTGTGAGTGGCATCAATACTCACTAATCAACGGATAAGGGAGCTTCGGCTCCCTTTTTTAATGGTGCAAATGTGAATAAGTCACTCTTTTTAATTTTGTTTTCTTGCTTGTTCCTGTCGTGGCACGCAAGCGCAGCTCAGCCTACTTACGCTGTGAGGGATGTTATCGCTTATCCCGACTGCAAACTGTCTAGGGGGATGAGAGTTAACCCTTATTCTTATGTCTCTTGTTATGAAAATAAATTTGTTCGATACAAGGACTTCTCTACTACGTCATGTTACATGGATAGTGATGAGTTCGGCTTACGTATAATGTGTAATACCGACAGTTCTTCTTTCCCAAAAATTCAAACTGTATGGTTCCGTCATGATACGGCTAAGTGTCCAGCTGACTATGAATTGATAAATGATGGTGACGGTGTCACCTGTGAACCCATCGTTCCTCCGTGTGAGTATGGGGAGAATCCTGACGGCTCATGTATGGACGCTTGCCAGTTCAAACAGTCTATTGGCGATACCGTGAAATTGTACTGGCACCCTGCCATTTACGGCGAATTGGTGACGGGCGCTTGTTACGGTGATTACGGTGCCACTCGATGTGAAGTCACTAAGAACGAATCCACTATTATTTGTACTGGCGTTCCTGATGGACAGTACACGCCCGACTCTCAATGTTCTCTCAAGTTCGCGTTCACTGGTCGTCAGTGTGAAGGTGGCACTTTGTTTTGGGGCGATAAGGGACCGGATGAACCCATCATTCCACCCGATGAACCGGAAGACCCAACCCATGACCCTGACGACCCAACAGGCGAGATTGAAGACCCAAGTGTCCTACCCGATGATTCAACAAACACGATCAATCCCGGTGACGTCGATGATGAACCGGATGTAGAAGACCCTGATACGGATGAATCGACAGACACGGCAGTCCTTTCTGCTATTAAAGGGCTTAACGTGGATGTGAACAAAGGCATTCATGATCTTAACGTCGATATCAACCAGTCACACGCGGACATCACCAACGCGGTCATTGATGTGAAAGGCTCTTTGGTTGATAACACTCAAGCCATTCAAGAGCAGCAAATCAATGACAACAAGATTTATAAAAACACCAAGGCACTCATCCAACAGGCCAACGGCGACATCACTACGGCGGTGAACAACAATACCAACGCGACCATTGGTATTCGTAACGATTTAAAAGGGCTTGGTGATTCAATGGGCGAACTCGATAACAGCTTAAATGCGATTGAGGGTCTATTGACTGGCTCAGAGTTTGGTACACCTACGGGCACCGCTATCACTGGCGAAATCTTCACGGCAGAAGACTTTGCCAACCTGCAAACCACGATAGATGAAAAAGCCGAATCCATCCAAGGCTATGTGGACGACATCAAAGGCTTAATCACTATCGGCACCAACTTCAACAACGGCACATTAAGCGACAAGTCTTTTAACATCAAAGGCGCAACCGTTGAATCAGGACTACAGCGTTTTGATGCGGTATCGGGCTATGTGCGCCCTGTCGTGCTGTTCATTTGCGCCTTAATCGCCCTTTGGGTTCTGTTTGGTAATCGGAGTAAATAACATGGAATACATCTACTCAGCATTAGAGTTTATTGCCAACATTGGGCAAACCTTTCTCGATTTCTTTGATGTGGCTATTGAATGGATAAAGAACGCGTTTGAATACGGCGCGATGTGGCTTATCTCAGTATGGCTCGATATCAAGATTGCCTCGATACAAATCGCACTCAAGATTGCGCAACTGCTGCTCGAAGAATATGGCGTCTATACGCTTGTCGAAGACCGCTTTAATGCGCTTCCCTCTGACGTCCGTTATATCTTGACCGAATACGGCGTCACCTCTGGGCTACGTGTCATCTTTGATGCGTTCGCTACGTCTTTAGTTATGCGTTTCTTTAACTGGTGATTGAATGGCTACTTCATTTCGATACGGTCACGGTGGCTCTTACAAATCGGCTTGCGCCGTGTGGTTTGACTTACTGCCTGCACTGCGTGAAGGTCGAATTTGCATTACGAACATTCATGGCATGCAGCCACTTGAAGTGATTGAACAACGCCTTGGTGAGAAGTTTCCTGATACGGCTCGGCTCATTCGCATTAGCTCTCGCAACCCTGAAGGCTTCGAGCTTTGGAAATACTTTTTCTGTTGGGCGCCCATTGGGGCGTTCATCCTCATTGATGAGTGTCAGCAAATCTTCTCGGTCAATGCAGGTTTCAAAATGGCGAACATACACAAGCGCCCTTTCACTGACTTTGAGCCTCACTTACCGGACGGATTCTCTGAGCTGTTTCACTCTCGTTGGCTAACGATTGATACGTCCAGTTTGGACAATGGCGAGATAGACGATTGCCAACGCACACGTTTTGATGAGCAAGGGCGCATCATCTATCCCGAGAACTTTAACAACGCCTTTATGGAGCACCGGCACTACAACTGGGACATTGTGTTGCTCACGCCTGACTTTGCTCAAATCCCGAAAGAGTTAAAAGGTGTCGCGGAGTTGGCCAAGCAACATAAGGGGAAAGATGGGATCTTCTTTTCCAACCGGAAACCGCGCATCTTGGAACATGACCCAACTCGAACGGTCACCAAACCAAGCAAAGACGATGTGGTTTATAACCTCAAGGTGCCGCTTGATGTCCACCTACTCTACGCCTCGACCGTCACGGGGCAAATCACCAAGTCGGGGCTTGGAAAGAACATCTTTCTTAACCCGAAATTCTTAGCAGCTATGGCACTGGTCGTGCTTTCATTTGGGTACTTAGTTTATGCGCTTATTGGTATGGTTTCTGATTCTGAGACGACAACTGCGGAAGGAACGCAGCTTCATCAAACTTCGCAGCAAGGTGGCGTTTCGACTTCGCAAGGTCAAGCACGTCCTGGTCAAAGTGGTTCGCCTGGTTCTGTCATGGGTTCTAGTGGTTCTGGCTGTACGGGTTCTGGTTGCGGGAATGAGTCTTATCATGACGTAGGCACCGTTCCGGCTTGGTTCCCACTGGCGAACTCAGAGAGTATCTATGTCTCTGCCGTGGAACGTTGGCACAAAGCCACCTCTATACACGTCAACGTGCATTTTGAGGTTGTCACACCGCGTGGTGTGACTTACCTCGATGACGGATTCCTAAACAAGTTGGGCGTCAAGATGGAATATCTGGACGATTGCCTCGTCCAGCTGTCTCGTGGCGCATCCAACTTCTATGTCACGTGTTCGCCGTATGAGCAATATGCACAACGGCAAGAGCAAGATATTGAACTCAAACCCGTTGGCGGTTTGTTTAGTGGAGACGAAACCTAATGAATGAATACGTAACGCATGGACAGCTGGTTGAAATCATCGAGCTGTTTGATCATCTCTCGATAGTGAATGCAGTCATAGTGGTGCTCGTGTATGACCTTTCCAGATACCTCCTAGGCAAACTGGTCGACTATTTCAATTAAAGGCAAGGTGCCAGCCCCGCAGGGATAAGGAGTTGCGGAGCGACGACGAGGCACCAAGCCGCCCACCTTAGCAAAACCTAGCCTCATCACTTAATCGGCGCGGTTAGCAGCTCAAAGCCACTTGGATGCTGCCGCCCTCCTTCCTGCTAGACCAGCCTCGCAGAGACTATCCACACCAAAGGCGCGTTAACCTACTGGAACGCTGCATACTCACAACGCCAAAGCTTTGCGAGTGTCGAGCAATGCTTATTCTTCTTTTCTGGGTTCTCTCCGACGGACGCGCGGAGCAAGTGAGGACGGGCTAGGACGATTGCGCGACGTGCGGCGGGAGGTCAAACCCCCGAATCTGTATTACGGGGGTAAATTCCACCATGCTTCAACGGTTCGATTAAATCTTGATTAGGCTATAATAAATAACAAAACACTTATGCAATTAATTTATCTTATTGAAACTATGAAGCCATCTGTTGAGCATATTGCAAGGAAACTGCACAATGTGCGCATAACAGGAAACTAATAGTCGTATAACAAGCGTTAGATGACCTTTAGGTAATTAAGGAGTAATAATGAAATATAGATTAGGTTTGAAAGAAATTACTGAAGATGATGTGAATGCACAGTGTCCGTTTATGCCGGAACCAGAAGATTACCAAATGTATGTAGCTGCTTTCGCTGATGATTTTAATCAGCTAGATATTGTTGAAAGTGCTGTCGTTGAAAATAATAGTGTGATCATCAAGTTAGCTGAGGGAGTTGACATTGAACAACTACGACAAGTAAGTATTTCAATACATCAAAACTACTGGGACTACTTACGAACAACAGGTTTTGAAAAGATCGCTTGACTAACTGTTCAAGAGTGATTCGCAACGCGCGGCATTTGACCACTCGTTTTTTATCTTTGCTACTTGATTCAGTATTTTCTTAGTCGTAGCCTATGTGCGCTAGGTTTTATATGTCAAGGATATGAAATGGCTAAGTTTTTAAATACAAGTGCAACAAACTACTACCTCGAAGAACTGATAAAGAACGCTTCTGAAAGGCTAATCCTCATCAGCCCATTTCTTAAGCTTAATGATCGTATTCGAGAGCTTTTGGAAGACAAAGACCGATTAAAGATAGACATTCGAATTGTCTATGGCAAAAGCGAACTACAACCTGATGAGATTAACTGGCTAAAAGGTCTCTCCTTTGTGCGTACCAGTTTTTGCAAAAACCTCCATGCAAAGTGCTACATGAATGAAAGTGCTTGTATCATTACAAGTTTAAACCTCTATGAGTTTAGCCAAGTAAACAATAATGAAATGGGTATCTTCATTGACCGTGACGAAGACCCCAATGTCTACAAAGATTCCTACGAGGAAGCTCAACGTATCATTCGTATTAGTGATGAAGTTAGAATCTCGTTAGAGAAAGTTCAAGCTGCTAATTTAGATACGGAACTTACTGAAAAGCCTGTTACAGATAATGAACTAATTAAACTCAGCTCCTCTAAGTTAGCTAAAAAGCACAAACTTAAAACAGATGAGTTTCTCAGCTTGTGTGTTAATAAAGGATACTTAACGTTAGATGACGGAAAGCACTCATTAACCGATGAAGGTAAATCCTCAGGTGGTGAGTTTAAATACAGTAAACGTTTCGGTCCATATTTTGTCTGGCCAGAGTCCTTGGAAGTATCGTAACTATTTGGTTCAGTATGTTAAAGTGAGTACAGCAAACATGAAGATTAAAATAAGAGCTATGTTAAGTTTAGCTGCCGCCCTTAGCTTGATAGGTTGCACCTCCACTAACTTCAGTGAATATAAGGATCTACCTGGCCATAAGTCCATAGCTGTTGGCTCTAATGGCGTTATCGCATATTCCTCATCGAATCCCAATGTCGAAACAGCCATTACAACAGCCATTGATAAATGCTCTTCAATCGGTGGCAAAGATTGTAAGTTTATCGATGTTGATGGTTATAGTCCTATTGGTAATAAAACATATATGTATGATGATCGTGCAGCTAGTGTTGATTACCTAGACAAAGCTTCATACAAAGTAAGATATAAATGTGAGCAATTAACAAAAGCGATGGCACAGTCATTATTTCATTCAGGCCATACTTACCTAGATGGAGACTCAGATGGGAAGCCTTGTGAGTCAAACCTTTGGAGCTCATATTATTCAACAGATACCAATAGCAGAAAAGTAAAAGGTACTAACTGTCATTATGTTCGTGGGTATCGAAGAAAAAATGGTACTTATGTCAGTGGTTATACACGTTGTCGTTGATTACAAGGCTCCATTTGGAGCCTTTTTTTATATGATTTTCTTTAATACTCTCGCATACTTCAGAATCTGATGCGCAATACCAATATCATTTGATGCACCTAACTCTAATAAGGCGACTCCAACTAAAACTTGCTGCGCAGTAACCAGCTGCCCTGTTGGAAGCTCTAATCGATCATGCCTCATTACGAAGTTTTCCCAATCTTCACAAGAGCTCAATTCCCTACCCTTATTCATCCTCATCAAGCGCTTACACTCTGGAGGAATGGATTTCCCCTTGTCCCATTCTTTGACCGTTCTCACAGTTTTCAAACAAAGTTTGGCAGCTTCTTCGACGGTTAAACCACATTCAAATTCACGAAAAATATAGTTTTTAGTCATTTCGTGATACTTCATTGAATTGTCCCTCAAAAGAGAGACATTTTATAGGATACGCATATGCAATCGTATTCAACATAAGCGCCCATAATGCGAACTTAAGGGTTAGAAGATTATCATTGGTGAAGTCAGTTTAGTTACACCGTATTTGGCTGTTGCTGCTTTGCAAGCCTCATCAGCTGTCTTGTATGGACCGTGAACTTCGATTTCACCACAGCGACAACTTGATAATAACCAGTCATCAACTTTAAAACCGTGTGGCTAATTAAGTTCCTTCATTGTATCTTGGGTTACGTTCAACACAGTACACGTTGGTTCTGCATCTTGCTCATTCAACATGAGTCAACATGGACACGCATTTGCTTAACCCAAACGTGTAAGTACTACATTAGTTTTATAGGAACAAGGAATCTAACAGATGTAAACTCTCTACTTTTCAATCTATACCTAGATCTTTCTTCATATGTTCACTCAACTCGTTAGTGGTTCTTACATTAATCTTATGTTTGCAATGATGGATTCTCAACTCTTCACCAAATAATTTTACTAGTGATTTGGTATACAAAGTACTAATATTATTTATTATTCTATACAATGCATCTTTCTGATAAACAGATCTTTTCGAATTTTGTATTGCAGTCTTCATATTTAAATATCCTCACACTTTTAACTTTATAATTTAAAGAATCAATTTCAACTTTTATTATTACTTTTTCCGATATGGAATGAGTCATTATCAATGATGCACAATAAATAATTAAATCACCCGAATCCAACTTAGTAAGTTCACGAGACAAATTTTTTATTTTTAAATCTTTATTTTCTATATTTAATCCGGTTGAGTTAATTCCTTCAGGATATCGGTTTAACTTAATATCCAATATGGTTTTATTAAGATAGTAGTCTGCCATTATTTCATGACGGCTTTTAAATATCAT